TACTGGGTAGATACATCATTTTAGGCTGCGACCTTTCGTATAAAGCTGACCAAAAGTTTTGATTTGCTTTCATTTTTCATTTATTCCCAAACCGTTTCTAAAGGATACCAAAAAAATGGAATCATATATTTATTACCGCTAGTGATCGGTAGCGGATGATGAAAATAAGGACGGGAAGATGGAAACATTATCATACTACCAGCTTCTGGTTTTATTTTAATATCTTGTTCTGGAAAGTAGATCTCTCCACCCTCGTAGTCGTCATTTAAATAAAGAACACCCGAAACTACTGGGTGCGACTTGTCTGTAGGATCTTCTGAATCCACATGCTTGCCCATATCTGCTCCAGTATCATACTTTCTAATACTAAAGTAGTCTGGTAGCTTTAGTGGTTCTACTACAGTTTCTGCTCTATAGTTTGCAAAGCACAAATCAGAAATTGCTTTAATTTGATAAGATATCAAAGATGTTTGTATATCCTCTGATGTTTTATATTGCATATTTGAGAATGTTCCATTTTTAGAAATTCCATACTGCTCATCTGTATTGCTAGCAGTCCACTTTTGCCATTTTCCTATATGCGAAGTATTTGAATTTATTAAATCCAGGTTTTCTATACTATCTATAAAAGAGTAAGGGTTACTTAAAATGTTTTTATAATAAAAAATTTTTTCATCTAATTTTTGTATAAGCATTTTTATCCTTTAGAAAAAATGGAGTTGATCTATCAACCTTTGGATCTTCCTCGCCAGGCATTACTACGTAGCGATGCCACCTACCAGACTTAATCTCTTCTTTCATATTTTCAAGCTGCATTTCTTCCCATTTATCCTTGCCATACTTCTCAACACCCTCGTGCCATTCTTTAGTGCCATCGAAGTTATATGACCAAAAGCATCTTATGAAGTACTTTTCTCCATTTTCAATTTTATGAACAGCGTGGAAATAATGTGATGCTCCTGTAATTGGGTCACCAGATGGGAAAACAACTATATCTCCAGCCTCTGGCTTATAATCAATGATGTCTCCAGTGTCTTCTCTTAGGAAAGAAAGACCTCCTCCATCATAATCATCATTTATGTATATTGTACAAGTTATTGCAAATTTTTTACCTGGTGCAGATGCATTTGCTCCTACATAATCTGTGTGATAATGCATTGCAAAAATATTTTCTTTTGGACTTTCATTATATTTACAAATTGATATTCCGTTATTTACCCAATTTGGCAAACTTATATTATATTCTGAAATATAATCTCTTGTAACTTCATAGTAGGCATTAGTCACATCTTGCAAAAAGTCTTTTTGCAACTGTGCATATTCATCACTTGAGCTAACAGCATATTCTACCCCTGGATCATTCATTGGCAGATTCATCATGTTGCCAAAACCATACCAATCTTCCCAGTCTTTAAAGAAATATCTTGGTGGCTGATTTTCAGACTTTTTTAATAACTCTACATACTCTTTCCATCTTGGTAAAGTATTTTTATAGACTATAACTCTGGGGTAGATTTCTACCTTTTTCATTTTTCCCCATACTTTCCAATATACTCCTGAATTATTCCATTTTGTTTTTCTTCTTGCCACTTTTTATACATTTCATCTTGTTCTGCTCTTGTCTTTTTTAATCTTTCTTCACGCTCTTTAATTTGCTCTTCAGTATATTCTATATCTGCATTATCCCAAAAAGAACCAATTGTATATCTTGTTCCCCCATGAACCTTAGTGACCTCGTGCTCATTAGTATGACCTCCAGCAAATATAGCAAGCATGCCTTGTTTTGGATTTATGTGAACGTCATGATGCTTAAAGTTTAAATATCCTCCAGAAAAATCATCATTTAGATATATAAATGCAGCATACTTACTTCTCTCAAACTCTGTCGGATTTCCATCTTCATCAGAATTATCTGAATGAAAAGATGCGTAGGCCCCTGGCAACCATTTTTGAGCATGATAACTAACTTCTGCAACATCTTTCATTAAAACGTTCTCGCAAGCATCTTTAATTTTTAATTTTAAAACATCATGAAAATAATTTCTTGGTAATCCAAAATACTCAAGATTATCGTCATATGGCCAAAAGCCCATGGCATATGAGTCATAGAATGAAATCTGATTCCACTCAAGTATATTATTTTCTACCAACCATTCTGTGTAAGCTATTATTGCTTTACACTCATGCTCTGTTAAAAAATTTTCAATGGTAAAGCATTCTTCTTTATGCTTAGTTATTTGGCTCATACTTAAACTCCTTTGGGCCGTTATACTTTTCTGGCAATTTTGTAATTGTCCAGAAATATGGAGCAGTGTATCTGCATCCTTTTGTTATTGGCCTAACGCCATGAATATAATTCATATCTCCTGGGAAAAAATATGCTGCCCTTGCCTTTGGCTTAAACTCAATACCCTGTTTTGGAAAATACAATTCTCCGCCTTCGTAATCATCATTAAAATAAAAAACAGTTCCTAAATCATACCATGGGAAAGAGTTTGGCTTGCCAGCGTCGGGGCCTTCGTGCATCTCTTTATCAGCATGAGGTTCTTGTCTTGCGTTTACTGGCCATCTGACAATCGCTGGGCCTGTTGGTATAACCTCTACTTCAAAAAAATCTTCAATTACTTTTTGAAAACGCTTCACCATTTTTGTTAAAACTGGTATAACATGAGCTCCAGTTTTTAGTAGATTGTCTCCAGTAGCTACCCTGTTTACCCAAGGTCTTTCATCGTATATTACATTTCCATTTTCATTAAACTCTGTTGGAGTATCATCAAAAGAAGAATTTTTTCTTGCAAACTCTAGGTAGATCTCATTTTCTTCCTCTGTGATAAAGTTTTCAACCTCTACAATATTTTTGTCTGAAGTTCCAAAAAATCCTGATGGGGTTATAGACTTTGCATTATAGTTTGCTAAGTTACCGCTTGTATCCCAAACCTTCATGTTCATTAATCGTACCTCTTTCTTGACCAAACTTTTTTCTTATAAGCCCCGCCTTCTGGGACTCTAAATTTATTTGCTTGATAGTTGTGTCTTTCGTAAATTTCTTCGATTGAGTACATCTTTTCTTCTGACTCCCAGTCTTCTCTTTTAAACGGTATTACTTGAACAAAAGGAGTTCCTTTTGGAATTAATCCTTCAAAACCTTCTTTTAAGAAGAATGGCATTAAGCCAGGCGTGTCCATCTTATCGTTATCAATTATACCAGAGATGGTGGTAAACGGTAAATCAAAACGATTTAAGGGGTGCACGTACAAAGCACTGTACCCAGGCTCTAAGCCTGGCATCCAATTAGGGAACCAATGAAAATGCTTATCAAATCCGTGTGGCTTTGGAAATCCTTGCATATCTGGCCTTGAACAACAGAAATCATCGTACCCTGGCTCTTTTACTACTTTAAATGTATCTGTATGTTTAAAAACATCAGAGTATGACTCTTTGTAAAAGTATATATCACATGGAGTTTTTAAAACGTATCCGCATAGAAACGCATCTACCAATGCTGGGCATGCTTTAAAAGAAAGAGAATCTTTATTTTCTGGAAACCAATATCTACTTGATTCGGAAAACCATTGCGGTACAGCTTTTTTTGCGGGCTGTGGATTTAATTGATCTCCTGGATGATTATAAACTTTATTTGAGTGAAATGTTATCTTAGGCATTATTAACCCTTAGTCTAATTGATTTTACTTCATGCTCACCAAGGGAATTGCCACAAGCGTCTACAGCATCTCTATAAAAGTTTGTCCATTTACCAGAAGCAACTGTCTCGTTTATTACTTTCATTGTAGTAGCTTCATCACACTTATTGGATGGCATCTCCTGTAAACTCTTGAAATTAATTTCAGATCCCTGTAAATTGCTTAAGGATATTGGAATAATATTTGCAACTGGTGTATTCGCTGGTATTACAATTTTATGCATTGGCTCTGTAATTCTCCAAACAATTGGAAAGTCTCCATGAAAAAATGAAGTGCTTATTAGTGTAGTAAAGCATTGTGCTCCCCTGATAAATAAGTTTGGTGTAGGAATGCAAAGCAAACTTAAGTCTTTATCAGTTTGAAATCCCATACCAGCATTGAAACTAATTGTTCCATTTGCACGTCTTGTAGAAACATACTTTTCTCCAGACAAAACTTTAACGTGGTCTGAAGAGCTATCAGAAATTCCGTCCCATATAAAGGATATCTCTTCAGGGAACGAAATACTCCATCCTAGGGAATTTGTTAATGTTACTGGAAAGCAGTTATAGGCATGCCTATCATACGTATCTTCCATCCAGTCTCTTTTTACTGGTGAAGGATTTATATCTGCTAATTTAGATATTTGATATCCTGTAATTGAATACATTATAGTAAATTTTTAGAATATTTTGCTTCCAGGTCTCGGTACTCTGGGGTATGTGCAGTCTGTAAATAGTCTAACATAGTAACAATTGAATACTTAGTTCCAGAAGTTACTGGCATTGCTGCATGTGAATATACATATGATGATGGGAAAAGGTATAGATCTCCAGCCTTCGGCTTTATCTTTAAGTTTAATTTATCAAAATAAAGCTCTCCGCCCTCGTAATCATCATTAAGATATCCAACTGCTGACAGTACGCATGTATATGAGTATCCGTGATCTGAGTGAACCTGAAAATGTTGTCCTGGTCCATACTTAATAAAATTAAAAGACTCCCAGTATTTTAAAGGAGCAAGATTAAACATATTTCGATAGTCGTCTACGGGACCAATTTGAGCATAGTATGCATCTTCCCATATACGTACAAGGTCACGATCAAGATCCGTGAAGTTTTCTTTTTGAATGCAATCCATATGTGCACTAAGAGAACCGTCCTCATTATATCTAATTTTAAAATCAACACAATCTCTATAATCTAAATTTTTTGCACCGTACCCAGTGTAGCCTGGCTTCCAACCATATTTGTTATTGTCTTCTGATCCAAGGGCATCTTCTATTCTTTTTATATAGTCTGCACTGTCTTTAAAAGCGTTTCTATAAACAACCACACCCATAGCTAAAAATTCTGCATTTTCTAACATACTGCCTCTTTTCTTTTACACATTATATCATTTCTACTATAGAATTGGAACCCATACGCCTGGTTCATTATATTTAAGCATTTTATTTGGAACAATATAAAACTCAATGACATCTGACTCTTGATCTGCTTTAATATTTATTAAATCAGTTGGCTTGTTAATTATTATAGTGTTCTTATCTATTGTTTCTTTAATTATACTATTTTGATTTTTAAAACTGACATCAAATTTGCCATCAAAAAAGAAAAATCCATGTAGGTACGGTATATTGATACCTGGAAAATCATACCATATCCTCTTGTTATAGTCTCCATACTTAGCCAGCTTGCCGTATATCATATAGTTCTGTATATCTTTATTTATTTCATATAAGGCACAAGCTTCTATTAGGGAATTAGATATGTCCCTGTAAAGGTAATATGAACTGTCAGAAT